CAGGGCCCGCGCATTTGCAGTGTCGGCGTCAGTTCCGGTAAAACGACGGAACATATCGCGCAGATCCGGCACCCGGAATTGCGTGGCCGAGAAGTCCGAGAACCAATGCGCGCCGCGGTTCGCCTGCCAAATGGCCTCGGTCTTGACCAGGCCCTGCTCCTGGGCGTAGCCCCAGAGGCGGGCGTAGTCCGCTTTCGACAGCAAACCGCCGATCGCGTCGACCTCACTGACCAAGGGGGTGGCTGTATGTCCATCCAGCGGTCGACCGCAAAGCGACGATCGGTAGCCGTTGAAATAGGCACTCGTCGACCAACGCCACACCTCTTCGCACTCAGTGACGATGATGGGGCCGACGTCCTGCGTGGGCAGTGCAGTAATGGAGAAGATAGGCGGCCGATTCCCCACGGCCGTGGTGATCAGCTTCTGGATCGCCTTGAGCAGCAAGGTGTTGTCGTTGCGATTCAACGTCTGGCCGCCCCCCAGGATGACGGACACAAGTTCTTCCTGCATACCGTTGAAGGCATAGGCGGGCCACTGCGTTGCGGGCTTGTTCGTAGCGGGGTTGCCGTCGGTCGCCCACCCGGGCGTGCCGGTCGCAGGTGCCGTATCGGCCTGCTCCTTGGTAACGGTGTATGGTGCAATCAGAAGGTCCATTCAGGTCTGCTCCGAATACGAGAAATTGAGCAATGTGTGCGCAGGCTTCGAAGCCAGCAGCTCACATTGCAGGACGTTGTTATTCCAGTAGGCGAAAGGGCCGCCAAACGAATCGCCGAAGTGAAGCCGGTTGACGGTAAAAGTAGGCGCATTCACCTGCCAGGCATGCGCCCAGTCTTCCCCACCAAAAGGCGTGCCGAAGCGCTTTCCGAATCGGGATGGCATAAATTGCCTCACGACGACGTCATAGCCCAGACGGTTCGCCAACGCAGTGAAATACGGTATCGACTGCCCGCCCGTAGCCGTAAGCCTCGCGACAACCTGCGCCCGGCGCGCCTGGATCGTCGGCGCCGGCCCGGCACATGGGTCCGGCAAGCCCAGAGTCAATTCCCACTCTGGAAGGAGTTCGTAGGTCGAGCCAGGAAAGGCATCAACCAGAAGTTGATTTGCGCGAGCCGTATTGACCTCGTAAACCGTTACCAGGCCAAGCAAAGCGCGACTCTGAACGCTGCTTGCATCCCGCGACCAAACCCGCCCCCGCGGCAGGAGGCTCATGAACGCCTGGAGGAAGTCACCAGCTCGTAGTTTCAAGCCCATCCCTCACCCCTATAGGTACGTGACGCCACCAAGCGTTGGCAGCTGTCCAATAACGTTCGTGACGTTGCCGGGGTATACGGTCACAACGCCATTTACTGTGCCGGCGACCTCGACCAGAAGCCACCCCGAAGCGCCCGAGACGCTGTTAATCGCGCCCTCGATGTCATTGCGGTTGATCGTCCCGCCGCGGGCATCTCCAGTTCGAAACAGCACATCTGCCAGCGCGGCCGAAATCGCGCTTCGCGTCGCCGCACCGGCGCCAGAAAGTCCAGACAACTTGAAATGCAAGCTGTTATCCACTGGCGCGCACACGAAGACCAGAGCGGTAACGGGCTGCAGCGCGATCAGCGCATCAGCCAACACCAACTGGTCGCCCGTTGCGACAGCGGCACGCGGCAAGCCGTCAGGCCCCTGATCATGCTGCGACACGCCGTCGTTCCCCTGGGGAAATCCACCGTGCGGAGCCTGTGCCGTATCCATCATGAACCGCACGACCACCGTCCCCGCCCCCATGCCGTTGGGCGAGCACCAGGCACGGCTTACCCCCGGAACGGCCAGCGCCCAGCGGACGTAGTCATCCGCGTTGCCACCGTGCGGCGTCTCCTGATAGGCGGCAATGACACGCTCGCTGTATGCGTCCGGGGACTCCACATCGGCGCCGGTAGCGATCGCGCCCACGACTGTGCCAGTGGATTGCAGGCCCGTGATGGTCGATGAAAGGGTCACAGGCGTGCCGGCCGGACAATTCCCTGCCGCTCCAGCCGCCGTAGCACGAAGGACGACAACCGCCTTTCCGTCCAGGCCGACCGCTTGAGTCGCATCGACCGTGTAGGCCGTTCCATCCGCCCGCTTGATTTCGACCCCGGCGCTGATGACCACCCCGGCCGTCCCAGTGAACTGGGCGGAAATCACGGCCGCCACGGCGTCCTTTCGGAATACATTCTTCATCGCCCCCCAGCCCGCCAGGTATTCGTCCGTCGCGGTCCAGGGGACTGCTTGCTTTGAGATCCAGTCGATATAGCCGAAGTGCAGGTGCGCAAGGCCGGCCTGAGCGACGCCCAGCACGCGCAGGACAGCTTTGCGCAGGAGCGCATTCGCTCCATCCAGGGTCGCGTTGATATCCGCCAGAACCTGATTTCTCAGCTCTGACAACGTTGGACGAGAAAATGGCATATCAGTTGATTCCGTTCCAGGCCCAAAGGTATTTCCCCGTGTGCAGGGAATCACCGCCAGGCGAATAGGCAATGATCTGGGCGCCGAGAAAGGACTCTCGGACCCACTCCACGCTGATGTCGAAGCGCGCCACAACCCCGTCGTCGATCAGCCACTTCAGCGCCTCGGCCAGATAGTCGTAGGCACGGTTCAGCGTCGTCTGGGTCTGCTTCTCTCGCTGCAGGAGCCAGAGCTTGCTACCCAGAGGCGCGTCAGGGTCGAACTGGTCGCCCCACCAGCCACGAGGATCGCCGGTTCCATCCGGGATGACGTCGTCGGGGGCTGCCATTGCGTCAGTGAAGACGCTTACCAGCATGGCCGTCGCAAGGTCCGCGCCGGTGACCAACGCGCCTTCAGACAGCAGCCAATCGCCATGAGCAACGCCTGCATCCCAAACTGTGCGGATATCGCTCATTGAGGCTCCCCGGGCTTTTCCGATGTCACAGTCGCACTGCCACTCTGGACGTTCTTCACAGGGTGGTGGTGGTCGTTGTACACATCGCGCATGCCCTTCATGGTCCGATCGTTGGTCTCGAAGTTGTCTTGCATGTCGCCCAACGACTTGACCATAGGTGCCCGCAGCTCGATCCCGCCAGGCGCAACGATGGTCAGCTTCCCGCTCAGGTTCCAGGTCACATCTTTCGCGTTGTTCACGACAACGTCCTGGCCGCCGGCATCAACCACGATCCCACCCTCAGCGGTCAGGTAGACATACTTTCCATCTGCGCTGTACAGCTTCGTTTCACCAGCCAGCAGACCGCGCGGCCGACTCCCTTGATGGTTGACGCCGACCACCATGGTGGACGATCGGTCGCCCGAGACCGCTGCCAGAGCAGCGTCAGATCCCACCGGAGGATTCGACGTAAGGCCGAATTCCTGCGGACGCACCCGCCTGTCCGCCATTTCCAACCCGCTGGCCCTCACCTGCATCAACTGCACCGGCCCGCTGTCATCCACGGCCGTGACGACACCGCGCCCGACCATCATCTGAAGCCGGCGCCACAGCCGTTCGATTGCTTGTTCCATATCACCCCACCACTTGATCCGGTGCGAATTGAGCCCAGATGAAGGGCTGCTGATAGAAGGCCTGCGGCGGCATCAGCAGAACGTCGCAGGTTGTACCTGCGCGTCCGCGGTTGTAGGTCGTCTCGGCGATCAACCACGATACGGGAGCGGCCTCGGACCCCAGCTTCAAGGACGGAATCGCAAGGGAAGCCATCGTGTTGGGCGTGTACAGCGTGCCCGACGAGTCCCGCCAGTTGTCGGTGTTCAGCCGGACAAAAAATGACCGTCCCTGCCGCCGAGACATTTCCCACTTCGCCCTGTCTTCAGCCACCATGCTTCCGCCCAGAAGGTTTTCCGACAGCACAACCCGCGGCCGATATCGAGGCACGCTTTCATCCACCAGATGCGCGATCTGATTCGGAGCGCCACCTACATCGCTGAACTGATCCAGCCCCTGATATATCGCGTAGTAGTCGCTGAACTTCTGATCCATCGAGTACGACGCGACGGCCGAACCGATATTCACGCCCTCCTGGAAGCCACTAGCCGCGGCCTGTAGCCCGATGCCTGACAGCAGAAGATCGCCCGACGGTGTGTCGTACAGCAGGAGACCGCGGTATCGGCAAACCCGCTCCAGGATGTCATACGTGCTCTCGCCCGCGATGATCACCACCTGCTCGATGGGCGCGCCTTGGTTCGTACCTTCAGCCAGGCTCGCCTTGATCCCGAACGGTGCGCAAAGCGTCTGAGCGATATACAGCGCGCTGGCATTGGTGAGCTGGAACCCGTCGAATACCGCAGCGCAATCCACGATGTCCTGGCACTTGCTGCGGCCCACCAGCGTGACCGAATGTGCGCCGTCGGTGAACGAAGGCACGAAGCGATCGACCCAGCCGGTGGAGACGCGATCGCCTCCGAGGAACACTTCGCAGTAATCCCCGGGCTGTACCTGCATATCCGGTCGCGTCGCGATGGGATAGCGGTCAGTCATCTTCACCAGGAAATCAGAGGGGCATCGCTCGATTCCCCTCGTGAACCGCACCTCCTGCCACCCCCCAAGAACGCGCGTATTGGACAGCTCATAGCCCCGTCCGACACGGGTCGAAGTGGACACACGCAGCGTCAGATCATCACCATTCATTTCGACAGTGCCTCAAACTGGGGCGGCATAAACGCCGGGTGGATAGGATTGACCTGGCGCACAAGTTCTCCGGCTCTCGCCGGATCCCGGTAGATTCGATTTGCCAGCGCCAGCGCAGGCTGGGAGGCGTTGAAGGAAAACGCCCCCATCTGTGCCAGATTGCCCCCCCTTGCCTGAAGGTCGGAAACGACGGCCTTCCTGAGCTGACGCAATGCGTCATAGCTGGCGTCGTCACCACTATCGCCAGCAATCAGGATCTCGGAATCCAAAATTCCGACAACGTCCGTCTGCACCCTCGCGGCATCCTCTTGCGAGAACGGCTGATAGTCCGCCGCCGCCTGGGCCAATGCTGCGATTGCCACGCGTCGAAGATGGGCAGAACATGCGACGTTGGCCGTTGCAATGGCCTGCCCGATAGGCGACTCGGTAGATTCGCCGGCGGGTTGGAACACGGCCAGGCGGCCAAGCATCGCCATGCCATCCGCCGGGTCAACGGCCGTCGCGGCAACAGACTGCACAAATGCATTCGCAGCATCGCCATATGCCGACGTATCGACGATATTCGCGGCCGCCTGTTGCAACTTGACGCCTGCAGCAACCACGGCCGCACTGGCGGCCACATTGGCGGTTAGCAGATCGGCCGCCGACGCGCTGCCGGAAGCCTTCCGATTGGAGGTCAGGAAGCCCGAATTTCCGCCGCCAAAGAGGCGACCGAAATTGCCGCGCAGGCTCGACACTGCATTGAATACGCGTCGGACGCCGTTGACAATTCCAACCGTCATCTGGTAGTAGCGCACCGCGGTGTTGACGACCTGGCGAACCACTGCAACGCCCTGCCTGATCGCCGCAGCGACCTTGCGCGCCATGTCCAGCAGGCTACCCTTTCGAACGGCATCCGCAGCCTTGTTCACCTGGTCGCCCGTCGATTCACCGGCTTGCGGATACTTCCGTTCGCCGCTGACGATCAGCGACATCGTGAACTCGAATACGCGCCCCAGATCCTTCCGCTCCTCCAGCTCCAGATCCAGACACACAACGTTCGCGACAGTCCCCAGAGTCGGATGAACCAGCGTCTTCGGCCCGGCGGTCTCGCAGACCGTCAAAAAGGCTGCACGCTGGCCGACTACGCCGCCTCCCCCATAGATGGCGCTGTCCTCGATGAGGAACCCGTGGATCCGGAACTGCCTGGGAAGCTTCCCCTGATCCTCTGCCCATACCTCATCCCGATATGGATACACATGGACAGCCTGACGGCGACCAGCGTGCAGGCGCGCCCCGTTCACACCGAACGGAACGCCCCCATAGGAAGCTTGCTGCAGCGAAGCCTCCCAGCTGCCGGCGCCAGGCCCCAGCAGGTCGCCAACGGCGTTCGCAACGCCGCCAATGCTGCCTGCGACCTGTACGACGTCCGAGATTTTCATGGCATAGCCCCCAGGCCCATTGAATAGTTCACGCGCGCTGACATGCCCGCGCCATCACCACTGTTTGTGTCGACGCGTGTACCCGGTGGCGCCGATACGTTGACCTGCAAAGTCAGCTTCTGCAGAGAAGCATCCAGCGCATCCTTGAGGCCATCGAAGCCCGGACCGTTGCCCATGCCCGGCGCTCCGGCAGCCGCGCCCAGTGCGGGATTGGCCGCTTGGGTAGATCCTGCGGCGCCGCCGCCCATGGCCCCAAGAATCCGGTCTGCCATGATTCCGCGCTTGTACTTTTCCCCTTCCACGTCAGCAGGACGCTCGTGGTATTGGGACACGATGGCCGCAGCCCTGTTGGCGCTGGTCGCACGCGCCAACAGGTCGCCAGCTACCCGCTGCTGGCCCGGACCGTTGCGCAGCTCCCAGTCGAAGAACTTCAGCTGGTCTTCCAGTGTCGAGTCGCGGATATCGCGCTTGAATACTCGCTTGAAATCTTCCTGACGGTCCGGGTGCCACTGACCGATCCCGTAGGCCTTGCCGCCATCCCCGACGCTGTAGGGATTGCCGCCGGACTCCTGAAGAATGTTCGCGGCGATACCGGCGGCCTGCTCTTTGCTCCATCCCATGCCCATGAACTTTTGAGCGATATCCAGGATCTTCGGATCGTTCGTTCCACCGGGCGCATACTCCCCGGGGGTCAGATAGCTCTTGCCCTGCGCTCGCCCTGCGCTTGCCAGCGTAGCGTCTTCACCCGCGTTCAGGTCCTTGCTGTAGAACAATGCGCCAGCGCCGACTGCATACGGGTTCAGGATCCGGGCGTACCAGGGCGCACCAGCCGCCGCTGCACCAGCCCCGGCCGCACCCGCTGCACCGGCAGCCGCCGTCGCCTGGAGGGCGGTGGCGGCCGCCTTGGCGGCCGTCAGGCTTGCCACCAAGGCCGCCAGGGAAACACCCCATTCGGCCATAGTCGCCGCGAACTTGATTGCCACAATACCCGCCAAGACATTGCCCCACCCGCCAAAGGTGTCGGCGATCTTGTTCACGCGGTCGTACCACGCCCCCCAGTCGATACTGGTGATCCACGAGGTCAGCTTCCCGACCGCCTCGGCCAGTCGGTCCGCGATGTTCACGCGGTTCTCATCCAGCCATGAGGTCAGCTTCTCGATCATTGGCGTCAGGACTGGAATGAGCTTGTCGCCAATCGTGTTGGCAAGGGCGCCCGTGCTGGCCTTCAAACCGTTGATCTTGTCCTGGAAGGCCGAGGCGCGCTCGATCGCTTCCTCTCCGAAGATGTAACCCCTCTTTCCGGCCTCGGCCCGATCAGCGTCGAACGTTCCCCGCTGGATCATGGGCAACAACGACCCCATACCCAGTGCATCCGCAGCGGTACGTTGACCAGCGGGGTTCTTGATCTTCCCCAGGGCGGTCATGATGTCGCGCTGGGTGCGCTCGTAGTCAATCTGGCCGTCCTTCCCCCGGGATATCCTCACGCCCAGCCGCGACAACAGCATCATGGCTTGAGGATTGGCCCCAAACGCGGCCTCTCGAATAGTGTTTTGCGACGACAGCATGCTCTGGTCGAACTGCTCGGCGGTCACACCGGCACGCTTGGCGGCGTAGTGCCAAGCCTGCAGGCCCCGCGTCGACATGCCCACCTGGCGCGAGGTTCTCTGCAGGCTCGATCCCAAGTCGCCCCATCGTTGTGCTAACGCTCCCACGCCGGCCGCGCCCGCCAGGCCGACAAGCGCCGACATGCCGGGGATGATCGAGGAAATGCGATCAGCGGCAGCTCGCGCGCCCTGCGAAATCGAATTCAGGCCTGACGTGATCTTTCCAAGCGCGGTAGCGCCAGTCTTGCCGATACTCGTTAGGCGCCCCGACATCCGGGCAGCTCTATCCCCGATACGCGAGAATGAGTCCCCGACCTTGTTGCTCACCTTCGACGCGTTATCTATCGCCGAGATTCGGAATGCCAGTTCATTGGCCATGTTGTGCCTCCAAGCGCTCTGCCATGTCGTGCCACCACCGCAGTTCACTCAGCCGTAGCCCCAGGACGTCACGCGGCGGCCAGGCGTAAAACTTCGCCGTAGCCGCCGCCATAAGGCCCCAATCAGGCACTGGCCGGACTACTTTCCCACGCTGGAATCCTCGTCTCCGGCGTCGACCTCGTCTTCGTCGCCAGCCATGAACGAAGTCAGGTAGTTGGCCGCCGTGGTGAAGTCGCGCGCCCCGATGCGGTTGATCACCGCAATCGGAACCCCCGACACCTTGCCGATGAGCTTGCGCAGCGCATCGCCGGCGTCTTTCGAACTGTCCTTGTTGAAAGACAGGACTTCCTCCACGATCGGTTCGCGGAGAACCAACTCGGTGAAGGTTTCGGCATCGCCCCCCTGGCCCAGGGTGACAGGCTTGCGCAGGGCGATGGTCAGTTCGTCGGGAATCTCTTTCTTCGGCATATCAGCTCACAGTCTGTTCGGAAACGAGGGGACCTTCGAACTTGACATCGAAGGTGGCTTCAGTGGTGTCGACCTCCTGCGCATCGACGCAGGCCATGCTGCGGCCCACCACGGTCTTGCCGTTGGCGAGCTGCAGCACCACCGTCGCATTGCGCATACGGTTGAAGTCGTAAACCGTCAGACTCCCCGCATCGCGGGCAGTGAAGGAAATCGAGCCAGCGACCGGCATTTCCTTGACGCCGTGGTATCCGTCCTGGCCCACCAGGCTGGTGCGGGTAACGGTGGAGGGGCTGTACTTCGCCGCCCCTTCCAACATGTAGGAATTGCCGTCCACCGTGATTTGCGCGGTGCCGGCCAACAGATTCGCCATAATCGGCTCCTATAAATGAAAACGCCGCCCGAAGGCGGCGCTATGCCACAGCCCACGCGCGTCTACGCGCTGGCGGCCTCGCTGGCCGGCACGATGTTGCTGAATTGCATGAGCAGGGCGAAGATGCGCAGCTGGTTGATCAGGATTGCCGGATACAACACGTCCACCCGGTTGGGGTTGGTGCGGTTCTGCTCCACGATCAGGCCCTTGGCGAACACGTCAGCCCCCTGCACCCAGCCGCTGTCGTCCTGCATGGACTGATAGTCCGCGGTCAGGTCGGCCCGGATGGTGCTGGGCGTCACGATGTTGGATCCGGGCGCCGGGCGCGTGCCGTTGGCCGCCAGCTTCTTGCGGGCGTACTTGGAAGTCACCACCAGCTTCAGGCGCCGCAGGACCGCCGCCAACGTGTTCATCGTCTCGACTTCCAGATAACTGTTGTCCGGCTGGCCGAACGCGTTCAGCTGGTACGTCGTGATGAGGTTTTCGATTGCCACCGTGCCGTCGTCCGCCACCGTGAAGGTGCTGATGCCGGTGTAGAGCAGCGTGTTGCGGTCGGTCAGCTGGAACCGCGATTCCAGCGGCGGCGGCAGGAAGCTCGCCAGCGGCACGGTCTGCATCGGCTGGGCCGGATCTGCGCGGCACGATATCGCCGCCGCAGCCGTCAGATCGGCGGCCAAGATCCACGAAGGCGTCGGCGAATTGTTGAACCCCATGACCGACACATGTTCATCGTTGCGGGTGGCGCCAAAGGTATGGCATTCGCCCAGCGTGCCGCGGAATCCGCCATAGGCGTGCCCATACAGGCCCTTGGACCAGCTCCAGCGGCCGGTCGTCGTGGACAGAAACGCCTTGACGGCATTCAGCGACGCGGCGTCGTTGTACGGCATGGCGATGAAGTCGAAGGTCATGTCGCCCAGATTCGCCAGCGCAGTGGTCAGCGTCGGATTGACCTGCCCGCCGGACATCGGCGTGATCGTGACGCCCAGCCCCGCAGGGAGAGCTTCGCCGCTCAGTGCGCCGTAGAAGTTCAGGCGCACGTCGATGTCGTTGCCCGCCAGCCCCTTGTTCTTGGCCGTCAGGTTCACCTTCGTGGTGGACACCGCATCCACCGCGGCCGAAACCGGCAGATCTGCAGCGGCGTTGATCTGCGCCGCCAGCGCCGTCGCCAGTTGAGCGGTCGTCATGTTCGGCGTGCAGACCAGCGACACAACCGGCGAACCGGAGAATGCTGCGACGTACAGGGACAGCACACCGGTGGCCGTCGCCGCCGAAGTGAAGCTGATTGCGCCCGTGGCTGCGGTGGCCGAGGCATCGTCTGCCACTGGCAGATACCAGACCTCACCGAAGCTATCACGCGCACGATAGACGGCCGTCATCAGCGCCAGCATCGAGCCCTGGCCGCCGAGCACCTTCGCCTCGTTGGCGCCCTGGGAAATCGCCGGCTTGCCGGGAACCGCGGTGCCGGCGGCCGTGATCTGACCGATGATCAGCGCCCGTTGGTTGATCTGACCGGTGTTCGCGCGACTCGGGTCGATATCGGCGTAGAACAGCGGCACCCGCAGATTCTGCGGGATGTTGGGAAACTGGATCATTTACTTTCCCCCCTTATTGGGCGGTGCCGGCGGCACCTCGTTGGTGGCCGACTTTTGGGCGCCAGGGGCGACCGCTTCGACCACGTCGCCGTCGCGCAAGCGCGCGGCCCAGTACAGGTCGTTTCCGTCCACGGGCATGCCCTCTTCAGGCATGAATTGTTTGCGTACCGGGTCGAACACCGTCAGTCCCGGGCGAGGTTTGATGTACATGCAAAGCTCCTATTGCGGAAGGTCAAGATCCAAGCCGGGCACAGCTGTGCCGTCCGGCACCTGAACACGGGTATCCACCCCTTCCAGCGGATTGGTGGGAACGGGGAAGAAGTCCTCCGGACCCTGCACAAACTCCAGGCCCAGTTCAACCAGGACGGCGCCCAGGTGATCCCCGGCGTCTTCCGGTCCCCGCGTAATGCGCGTGCGGAAGTAGGAAAACTGATTGAGTTCCTGCATCAGCGGCGGGTAGTTGATGACCGCGGCCTTAATCTGATCCCGGAGGGTTTCCAACGCGACCTGCAGGGCTGCAGCACCGGCGTTGTCCAGTTCCCCGGGATGACTCGCCCGGGCCTCGACCACGAGCGCCGAGGTCACTGTGAAGGCCGGGGCACCGCTTCGACCGAACGACACGCCGTCCTCATCGTTCGTTCGCACGAACAGGACGGGATACTCTCCATCCCAGGTGGCCTGATCGCGTGGCGAATATGCCCTCGAACCTGCGTCGGTGGTGTTCGTGAGCGCCTGCACGGCCAACGCGCGCAGCTGGTTTGTCGTCGTCATAGCTTTTTCAATTTCAGATGTACCCAGCCCATTCCATCCGGCTGCTGTTCGAAAACGAGGAACGATTCGCCCGTCTTCTTCCGGGTGATGTGGTCATCCTTCGCAGGCGGCCGCGGCAGATCGGCCAGGCGAAAGCCCGCACTCGGTGCGGTCGTCACCCAACCGACGCCGCCCTGGCCGTCCTGGAATGCCGTCTTGTAGGCGTCGGTGAAGACGCCCGGCACGACCTTGGCCTTGGCACCGCCTGCAGGTTGATAGACCAGCTCTTCACCAAACGCAGTGTTAATGGCCTGGCTGACCTGGTCGTAATCAACCATGTCAGCCTCGGCGGATCTGCGGACCGGAGCCGGATCCGAAGCGCGGACCGTTGCCACGCTGAACCGTCGGCGCATCCGGATCTTCCAGGAAGCCGAGCTGCCGCAGCCGCTCGACCTCGTCGGCAGGCAGATCGACTTCGTCGCCGGCCACCAGCGACTTCCCGTCTTCAGCCTGCAGGATGCGCCCGCGCGCCACTATGGCCGTTACGGTCTTCGCGGCGGTCGGTCCCTTGTCCTTCTGGTTCGTGGCGCCGCTCATCATTCCACCGCCGGATCGCAGACGTTGGCCGACAGGCAGGCATTCACTCGGCTGGGGATGATGATGGGGGACGACTGCATCATCAGCAGACGCTGGGCCGGGTCTTCCTGCACCCACGTCTTGGGCGCGAACGGCAGCGATTGGTAGTTGAAGGCCGGATCCATGATCTGGCCGAAGGCGCGGGTGCCCTGCAGGTTGGGACCAGACATGATCAGGTCACCGTCGTACAGCATCGGCCGCTCGACGTTGTTCTCGTCCACGAACCAGTCGTTGTACAGCCACAGGTCGAACTGCCCCCACTTGCCCTTGTAGACCGCGCCATGCTTGATCTCGGAGCCGGGGTTAATCGCGTTGCCGAACGGCGCTTGTGCCGGCCAGACGATTGCCCCCTTCAGCGCCGGATCGAGGATGAACCCCGCCCACGAGCTGGGCGTGAACACCAGCTCCGATACCGTCGCGCCCGAGCGCTTGAGGACACGGGTCGCCCAGGCGTCGATATCGCGGGAGGGAGAGGCAGTGCCCGCCGCGATGTTGCTGGCAGTCCACTTCCGTCCCAGCGTCAACCCAACCGTCAGGTCCGGCGCCCGGCCGAAGTCCACGATCACGGTTTCGAAACCCTCGCCTTCGATGGTGACCTGGCCCAGACGCAGCGCGCTGGCGGCCATCCATTCCAGGCGGCGCGTCAGAATGTCAATCTGGTCCGTCATTTCGGCTTCCAGGTTGGCCATTTCGCGCTCGATGCCCTTCAGGTCGCCACCGATGCGCTCGCCGATCATGCGTCGCACCGGCTTGAGCAGATCCGGCGCGCGCTTGTCCTTGATGTAGGCGGGCTTGAAGGTGTTGGTCTGGAAGCGGCGCTGTTCGACCAGCTTGCCTTCGACCAGCGGCGAAACGAACGGCGCCATGCGGCGCATGCCGATGTCAACGTCGATCGCGACTTCTTCGCTATCCGAGGTCACGAGGTTGGGGAAGAACCGGTCCAACAGGAAGGACTGAGCGGTTTTCAGATTCGGAACGACCTGGATCAGGTCGATGGTGGTGTAAACCAAATTGGAAGACATTCGTCATCTCCGTAGCAATATTCTGGCGGACGTAAAAAAGCCCCGCTCGGCGGGGCCTCTTCTGCGTGTTGCGCGCGGCTTTAAGTCGGGTCGGCCGCCGACACCGAGGACTTGACGTGGATCGCGTACTGGCGCAAGGCCGCGGTCAGCGCGGGCAGCGTCCAGCTCGGGTCGTAGTACAGCGCACGACCGTTGACCTCGACCTGCACATAGGCACCGGCGTTGACCGGGCCGCTCGTAGCGTCCGAATAGTCAGCGAGGATGGCCGAAGGCACCTGACTGCCATCGGTCGCGCCTTTCACCGACAGGACGAACTGGCCGACGGCGTCGTTGACGTCGATAACGAACGTGTCGCCCGCAGCAAATGCCGTGGCGCCTGCGGTGATGGTGAAGCCGAGGCCACCTTGCGTGTAGGCAGTTCCCACGGCCGCGTTTGCGAGCGCGGTGCCTTCCGGGTCCACCACCTTGAACGTGGTCGCGGCAGTGGCGGTCAGCTGGTAATTACCCAGCTTGGCGCCTGCGCCCACGGTGACGGCGCCGATCGTGCCATTGCCCGTATTGGTGCCGGATGCCGTAGCGACAGCGGTGCTGCTCGTGATCATGCCCAGCACCGCCCCGCGCGGCAGCTTGCCGGACGCGAGGATGATGGGCTGCGAGACGATCTGCAAACCGCCCGCAATCAGTTGATCGGGGACGAAGACATCCGCCCGGACGCCGGGCTTCTGGGGGCTGTTCCCCACGGGATTGACGGGAAGCGTCATGAGTATTGCTCCTGATTATCTGAATTGCGGGGTTCAAGCTTCGCCGCGGCGCTTCTTGCCCGCCGCGACGATCTTCTGCGCCATGGTCATCTGGCCGTCGCCGCCACCCGAACCCGGGTTGGGGATGGTCGTGCCTTGCATGCGCTCGGACAGGGTGCGGCGTGCCGGCGGCGCCTGATCCGCTCGGCCAGCGTCCAGCGCCGCGATCGCGGCCTTGGACGACATGCCCGTGTCGAAAGCGAACACGCAGGCTTGGCGGGCGACGCCCAGGCGCAGGCCATGGGCCACGATGCGGGCGCAACGCACCCGCTCGGCGGCGCGGGCCGCCTTCTTCGACTGGTCTTTTTCCTTGTCGTCGCCGTCGTCTTCGGATTCGGCGTCCGGGTCTTCCCCGTTTTCCAGCACATCGTCACGCTCGTCGTCTTCGCGGTCGAGTTCTTCCATGCGTTTTGCATAGTCGTCGTCGGACTCGCCTTCCCGCTGCTTGCGCTCGTCGTCGGACTTGTCCTTGTCGTCCTCGTCGTCCTGTTCGGCACGGGCGCTACGAGCGCGACCCAGGCTCAACAGCGAGGCAAAGGGGGAAGAAGAGAAAGGTTTCTTCATTGCAGTAGTCTCACAGGTTGTTTACCGGCCCAGCAGGTCCAGCAGTTCGAGAAATGCGGCGTCGGGCGCCATGACTGCGTCTGCCAAGCCGCGGCTGACGCCGGCCGCCCCCATGAAGCAGGCGGCTTGTGTGTCGCGCACGGAATCCGGCGCGATATTTCGATTTCGGGCGACGGTTCCCACGAACAGCTCGCCCATCGTGTTGATCTCGGCCTGAACACTACTCAGGGCCGCTTCGGATAGCGGCAGCTCGGGACGGAAATCCGCCTTATGGCTGCCGTAGGTGATGAACGTCACGGCTACCCCTGACGCGGTCAGCGCCTTGGACAGATCGACATGCATCACGATCACGCCGATCGAGCCGACCCCGCCGGTGCGCGGCACGATGATGCGGTCAGCTGCGCTGGCGATCGCATACCCCGCCGAATAGGCCGACTCGGTCAAGATGGCCCAGATGGGCTTATCGCCCCGCAGACCGTAGATGGTGTCGACCAGGTCGAAACAGCCCGCGACCTCGCCGCCGGGCGAGTCGATATCCAACACGATCGCCTCGACCGCCGGATCCGCATAGGCGCTCAGAATGCTCTGCCTGATGCCGTCATAGCCAGTCATGCCCGAATAGGGCCGGAGCGACCCAAGCTTCTGCACGAGCGTGCCCTGCACCTTGATGCAGGCAACAGGGGCTTCTCCCACCATGTCGTAACCAGCGTCGCGAATCGTCTCACCCGGTTTCACCAGCTCGTCGTCATAGTCATCCCAGGCCATCGGACGCAAATTCGCGCCGTCCAACCGCATGATCTGGCTGACTCCGAGCCGCTCGGCGAGCGCGGCCATGATGACCTCGGCCTTGTCCTGACGAATCGCCAGCGGCGTGTTGAACAGCCGCTGGCCTAAGTGCGCAAAACGCATTTATTTTTCCTCCGGTAGTTGGGCGGCGTCTTTCGAATCCAACCCCTGAAGCACTGCCGGGACGGGCAAGCCCAGTCGCTCGTAGCGTTCGATTTCGATAGCCCGCCGGTCGGCCACGTCGCGCCAGTCGGTGCCGGATATCTCCGCGCACTCATCCTCAAGCGAGGACATGCCGCCGTCGATGCCCAACAACGCGCCTTGACGCTCTTTGACGATGTCGACCAACCCTCGGCCCGGCCCCATCCACTTGGCGCGCGCATACGCCGCACGCGCTTCGATAAATTCCGGGGCGTTTCTCGGCATCGGGTAGTCATCCACGTCCATGGATTCCTCCAGCCATGCGCAATAAATCGGGTGGGCCTGACCGGACGCGAAGCCAATCCGCCGACGGGCGAAGGTCTTCCACGCCTCCAGCATCGCAGACCGATACGCGCTGTAGTTCACTTCCGCCCAGTTCTGGCTGATCTGCTGCGCGGCCAGTCCGGTCCCTGCGGAAAAATGCCGCAACATGGCGCTTTCAAACGAAGCAAAGTTGCCACTCGGCCGGCTCGAGGCAACAGTGCCGATCGTCTCGCCCGGGTACAGGTGTGTAACCCCGGCATCGCCCAACCGAGTGCGGCGCTCCTGGTGGAATTCCGAGCGCTCGCGCTGGTATGCGCTGACCTTGTCCGACCCCGCCAGGGCTTCCTCGACGAGATCCGTATCGAACGGGCTTTGAATGTAGGCAGCAAAGAATGCGTTGATGATGGCCGCATCCAGCTCGGTGCTGTCGTACTTGATCAGCATCTTGAACCGCTGGATCACCGGCGTGAGAAAGCCGACCCCTCGATGCTGCGACGCCCGATCATGATCGAAACTATGCACCACAATCGGACGCCCCCAGTTCGTCTCGCGCGCGATGCGATCCCATCGCACGCTATCGCCAGCGCTGAACCAATCCCCCTGATGAGCGCGCCGGATGTGATACCAGGTTGGCACGCCGTAGCTATCGACCTCCACGCCCCCACGCAAAGCCTGCTGGTCGAAATTCTGCTGCGGGTTGGAGAGACGATCCGGATCCATAATCTGCACCGCTGTCGCGTACCGGGCGCGCCCGACCGCGATGCGATCAGGCAGCCAATGCAGCATCGAAAGCGCATCACCGTCAATGAGGTGGTGCCGGAATCCGAGTTGCATCATTTGCGGGAACGAGAGCATGCGCTCTGAATCGCAGTAGAAGAACGGATCATTCGCCCACGACCGCCAGTTTGCTTCCACCGCCTGGCCGAACTCGTCCGCCCAGCGGTGATCGAACGCCTTGATGCCGGTCACCGTCCGCAGCCAGCGATAGTCCGGCTTGGAGATCGGTCGAAAATCCGGCCCGATGACGTTGTCGACGGTTCGCATCACCGCAGCTGTCGCCCAGCCATCATTGCGGATCAGGTCTCGTGCCCGCGCCGCCAGGCGGTCGCGGTACATATTGACCTCACCGTCCGGCGAGGATAGATAAGGATGCCAATCGCGAACGTGGCCACCGTGCTGGTCAGCCGCGTCATATGGCGCGTTGCCACCTGGCGCCAACATGGTCCCAAGGCGGCGAACCGCGGGCAACGGCTTACCGTGCCTGTCCAGGATAGAAATTGAGTTTTCCATCAGCGCATCACGAAGTTAATCTGCCGGCGCGCCCGAGGGACGATGCCGAGCAATTTCTGCAGGAGGGCGATTTCACCCTGGAGACGGCTCAAGTCGGTGGCCCTGTACGTGACCGACTTCGAGCCATCGGATTGCGCGTAGCTGGCGGCGGCCACCTGCTTGCCCATCAGGAGTTCAAAATAGGCGGCCTTCAGGGCGGTCAGCCGCGCCTGCATATCCTCCCTGCTCATTCCGTCATAAACGCTCATGGCGTACCTCGTTATGCAAGTTTGCTCACCCGCGAGCGCCCGGAGCCTGCCGACTTGACCCGTACCGTAGGACCGCTATGGCCCGAGCCATTCGCGGGCGTCGGCGCGACCGACACCTCGCCGTCCGGCAAGGGCGGCGCCCCGTGTAGAACCTCCGCCAGATCCTCGACGGTTCGATTCAGCTTGAGACCGAAGTGGATCAATGCGCAAAGCGCGGCATATGCGTAGACGCGACAGTCCAACGCCTCGTTCGCGCGTCCCGATGGCAGTTCCCACACGCGGTACTTATGCCCGCTCGCTTCCTTGACCACGATCCGCTCGGATGTGAGCTGCGCGTAGTAGTTCAAGTCACGGTCCGCCGGGAAGTGCATGAATCCCGGACCTGGAGCGTCCTTGTTCAACCGGTTCCGGATCGTGTCCTTCGCCGTGTTGACGCCAATGATGGTCGGGCGATACGTGGCCTTGTTTCGTCGGCTGGGCACCTTCGTGGGCCAAACTGGCGACCGCTGCCCGTTCCGGGCGGATTCCCCCTTGATGGCGTAAATCCGTCTCCCCAATCGGGCCTTGGCGAACTCATACACGCGCTGCGTGTTGTGGCCACCGGAGTCGATACATGCAGCCGAAACGTTGTATGGCCGACCATCGTGGCGATACCACGTCTTCAACAAGTAGGCGTCGACGCGCGCCCACAGTTCAGGCGTTTCCGGGTCGCCCTCGAATACCTCATAGTCGATAGACCAGCTTTCCTCATCCCGGCCCCAGCCAACCGTCTCGCACTCGACACGGTCAGGCTGGACGTCCAGTCCAGCGGTCACCACCCCAACGCCGAAGGGCACCTGCGCGGCCCAAAGTTCGCCCCGAGCAGCCAGTGTTTCCAGATTCAGATCCTTGCCGCTGTGCGCACGGTAGGGCAAACCCATCTGCGTGTTCCACCATGCCTGCTTCAGATCCTCGTCGTCCTTCGCTGCAAGCCACTTCGCCGCGATGTCCGCCGGCTTATCCTTGGTCCACGGGGAATACAGCTTGCTGGCCTGGAAGCCGGCATGCTGGTTATCGACGCCCCAACTTCCGCAGTCCGGACACTTCGCCCGGTACACCGCGTGGCGATCGCTGGCCCACCAGTCCCACACCGATTCCACTCCGGCGATGCCGCCGCTGCCAGGATCTGCGGCTTCAGCATCGCGCCAGGCGCGGTCGTACATTTCGAGGGGGACATGACGGCTACCGCAGCAGCTGAATGGTCGTGTCTGGTGCCACCGCACGGTTTGAAGTGCCCGCAGTCGATCTCCCTCCGACCAACCCAAGCCGCAAGCTTCACAGAAAATCCGCGCGGTCTTAGGGAAATGCTCCTGCACGACGCCCTTGTCGTCCTTGCGCTTCTTCCAGTCGACATGACGGAAGAAGTCCAAGAACTGGCGATGTCCGCAGCTTGGGCAGCACACCGAGGCGCGCCGCTGGTCCGACGCCAGATAGCTTTTCTCGATGCGGCTTTCGTCCTGCACCGTCGGCGAACATGCACGCACCGACAACCAGTTGGCGCCGAAACTCGCGGTGCGTTCTTCCGCCAGCGAGATCGGGTCACCCTCGCGGGTAACCGGATACTTGTCCACCTCGTCGGCGAGAATCACTCGCACCGGCCGGCGCGCGAGGTTGTCTGGGCTGCCGGCGCCCGCCAGCGCCAAGAAGCCACCAGGGAACGACTTGAATAGCAGCGTCTCGTCCGCCGTGCGCGTCTTGCTGGAGCCAACCAGCTCGCGCAGCACGGGCGTCACCCGCACCATGGGATTGATGCGCTCTTTGCTGAACTGCTCCGCGGCGTCTTCCTTGGGCTGCAACAGCAGCATCGGACAAGGATCCAGATGCGCGAAGTACCCGAAGATGTTCTCCAGCAGTGCAGTCTTCAGCATCTGAGTGCTGACCATCGCCGTGATGACATGCACACCGGGTTCAGTGGGCGCGAGCATGGGGCCGCGCGCAACCTCCACCGTGCTGGTCGACCACTTCCCTGAGGTGCTGCCGGCTTCCTTCGCCAGCTTTCTGAAGCGGTCTGCCCATTCCGGCACGCTGATTCGCGGTGGCGGCGTCCACCCCTGGCGAGCCGCCCGCAGCAGCAAGGCGCGCTTATCCAGCGCTGAAGTCGGCGGCGGGTTCGCCAAGGTCTGAGATTTGTTTGTGGACATGCGCAGTCAAAGCCTCGGTGACCCGGTCGGCCTCTTCCAGCCCAAGTTCGGCGGCCAGCAGCGGACCAATCTTCGCGGGCCAGTTCAGCCACGCATCGCGCTGTCCCCGAGAGGCTTCGAAAAGTACGGCCTGGGCCACGGCAAGCTCCACCAGCGCCCCGGATTTCTGTTCATATTCCAGCTGCCGCAGTAGCGCCAGCCAGTTCTCCTTTCGACGCAGGGCCTCGGCGTAGTCGACCCCGGCACCCTCGTTCAACATCCGGGCGGCTTCTGCCTCCAGGGAGTCGTCGTCACCAGGCGTCGACTCAGGGGAACCTTGCGAGCCGACCGGCCGGCGAGATGACACCGGTCGCGCGGGCTTCGCGTCGGGCTTGGTGGCCGTCGCATTAGCTTGACGCCACGGAGAACCGATCAAGACCGGGTCAAGCGTTCCATCCTTCTTCGCCTTCAGCCGTCCCTGCGTGATCGCCCGCCGCACCAGCGTGTCGGAACATCCTTCTCGGCGGGCGAACTCTCGAATCGAAAGGCCCTTTTCCGCTTTTGCCATGGTGCGAACACCTCCAAGTTTCCTGTTCGCACCCCAATTTCAGACGCGATTGCAGCAGCGCGAACCGCTGCAAACCCGCGCAGGCATTGCGTTTCCGCTGACAGCGCGAACGGGCCAGTGCGAACAGAATGCGAACACCAGTGCAAACCGGTGTTCGCACCGCAGGAAATGCCCGAGAGCCGCACAAATGCGCGCTCTCAGCCGCTTTCTGGTGCTCGGGCGTACAGGGTGCGAACACCTTTAGCACCTCAGCGCTGGGCACAAAACGCGGCGCGCAATGCCCGCGGTGCTTACCCCTCCAGAGGGGACCCGTCGGGGTTGAAGCGGGCGGCGTATCCGAGGATCGCCGTCACGACGCCGTCCACCTGCTCCGCAAGCGGGAGTGCCCGGGCCTCGCTGTCCTGCACGAATGCGTCGCGATCGGCGCGCACGTCCAGCTCCCAAGCATTCACGGCAGCGCGCAACTGGGCGGTCGTGATCGAGGTCATACCTTCCATGTGGTTTCTCACTTCGCAGTTTTCAGAGCCTGCGCCAAAGCGGCGTCGAAGTCCCCAGGGAAATGCCGCTCGACCACTTCGCGCGCGGTCGTGCCGAAGTTCAGCTGCTTCTTGATGGGCAAGGCGTCGCCGAACCGGATCAGGAGCTTCAAACGGCCGCCGCGGTTCTGCTGGCTTGCCAGCTGACCGGTCGTCACCGCCTGGCGCCGCCCACCTGCCTTCACGCCACGCGCCCGCTTGGGCGCAACGCGCTGCCATACCCCATTCACGGCCTGGCCGTTGCGCGTGCGTATCGAGCCTACATAGACGTCCGGCCTTGCCTTCAGGCGCCCCATAGCGGCGCGAGGCAGGTTGCCGTAGCTATTCAGCTTCACTCCTTTGGGATTCAGCAGCGCCCGGCTGTTCAGCTTGTGGACGCCGCCGGTCTCGTAGGGCAGCAGGTAGGCGGCCGCGATCTTCTTGATGTAGACCACTGCCACCGGTGACGACTTGCGAGCCTTGCTGACCCCGACCGACTTCTGCGTGAATGGCGTCGGGTTGTCGAAGGTCGACTTGATGTTGGCCTGCTCGGCGGCCTGGACGCGAGCCGCGGTCGCGTTGATGGCCTGCGCCATCGCAAACGGCAGCTGCTTGGTCGTGAATGCATCCATGCGCCGCAGGACGTCTTTCAGGTTGGACGTGATCTTTATCTCGAGCATCTCTCACCTCACCCACACCCATCACTTACAAGTCTGTAAGAATTCTTTGCTACGGTTGCCTAGCGTCCCCACTTCTTGGAGAGCCAATATGGGTGAATACGAGATCGCGCATATCAATCAACAGGGACAAGACATGATCATTGTTCCGCTTGACCCAGCCTTCGGCACTAAGCCGCCAAGCATCCAACAAGACATCATCGAGCAACTTCAGCTTTGCGCTCAGTCAGCAGGATTAGCCGGCACAGTCGTCCCGGTTTGGCGATACGGAAATGGATTCAAGTTCATTGCCCCCACGCCATGGAAGGCCTTCTTCCAGAGCCTGCACTGGAACGACATCATCCGTAACCTCAACAAGACCCTGACTTGTCACTGAGGGACTGTGCCCTCGTCGCATCATTCGCTGCAGATTGGCCCAGTTGTCTCGAGCGACACGGTCACCATCAAGAACTGGGGCGACCAGTGGTTGTACATGAGCTTTCACTTTCACCTCACTTTGGAATTTCGCATGGCACATTTCATCGTCACTTTCAGATTCAAGAACGACTCGACCTATCAAGATCGCTACGACTCTTTCGTCGACAAGGTCAAGGAAATTGCGGAGCTCTCGCCCTGGGATGAAACCTCTTCTTTCTTCGCATTCCAAGCCGACGACAATGCCGTCGGCCTGTGCACCACTCTATATGTGGAAACGAAGTTTGACTCCACTAAAGACCGTATGGTGGTAATTGATATAGATCGGAGAGAAAAAGCTACCAAGGGGAATTTTGACTATCTCCCCCTACTCAACTACGGTCTTGGCTTCTGAGCAAGGAGCGACGCGACGCGGCCTTGATTATTTTTTCGGTCTACGTAAAAAGGTGCCGGGTGCCCCCCCCCAACTGCACACCGCCCGGCGCGATGATCCCTATCCCGCGCGCCATGCCCAGCGCGCGGACCCTTGATAGCGAAAGGGCGGATTTTTTGGTTATTGCGAACGACAACAATGGATGTGTCGCCAGATAGTAAGACCTTTGCACATTCTCGGTAGCGACCGGATGTCAAGGTTGTTTATCGCCAAGTTAAGCGCTTGGGCATAAACTGCCGACTTCCAACTCTATCGGACGAATACATGCCGGCCCCGAATCCCGAGAAAGTCCTGATAAAAGCGTTTGGCGATGATATCGACGACGCATTACAGCGCTACTGTGTCGCGGACCAGCCGCCCGCGATTCGACGAGCCGCACTCGACCATATCTACTCTAGAAAATTGGTCCAGGTGGGTCGCCTGCGTTTCGCGTTTCACGCGGATCCTTCAACTTGCCCTTTTCGTGAACACGATTTCCGTCGTGCACGCGCATTGTTGGTAATGCGGTCCGACACAGCTGGTCGATTCGAAGAGCAGGCCCTTCAGGGGAATGTGGCCTTCTACGGCGAATACGATGCGGCCAGGCACTATGGCAAGCCCCTCACGGCCGGCATGCTCCTAGATTGGACGCGCTACGCACAAGACGCTTTCCTAAAACTCAGCGAGCGAGTCGGGGTACGAGACTACCAAATCCGCTACCGCAACCGAGAGAGCCAAGATGGGCGGCCAGCCCACACGGGCGTTACTGCAAGCGCAGCCCTGTCTAACCCTGACGAACTTGTCCATCTTGTCCGCGCCTACGCTCCCGCGAGTGCGGACCTTGATGCGCTAGCAACAGAGTTTTCGAGCGGTATCAAGGCGGATTCTGTAGATGCTGAGCTGGTGATACTTGGTCGTGACGGGAAAGACGTCGTCATCGCCAACATCGGCGATGGCGCGCGCCTATTTGGAAATCGCTAAACTCCAATTGAGGCCGCACACATGAACGCAGGCTAGTTCGGATGGCGCGGTAGGAATCGAACCTGCGACAACCGGGGTATGAACCCGACGCTCTGCCACTGAGCTACACCGCGAAAAGAAAAGCCCCGTCCGGGATGCCGGCGGGGCTTATGTATGTCTGGAGCGGGCTGCGGGAATCGAACCCGCCTAGGCGGCGTGGAAGGCCGCAGCCTGACCACTCGGCCAAGCCCGCAGAAATGCAAAAACCCGCCGGCTTTCGCATGGCGGGTTTCGTCGGGCGGACTTCTGAGGAAATCCAATAGAACGGATTTTGAACCCCAAAAGTTCTCGCGTCAAGGATTAAGGAATAAATCCACCGTCGCGCAACAATTTCTCCGCGGCTGCGTGCGCCCCCTGCTCGATCCCATACACCGCAGGCTCGCTGGTCTTGGCCTTGCGCGCCCCCTTGATCCAGCTCGCTGTCTTGGCGCTGGCCCGCTTGCTGGTGGACAGGCTGCAATCATGGCGCTTCGCCAGATCCTCCAACCCCACGCCGTCCTTTCCCTCGAAGTGGCGGCGCAGCAGGTCCATCCGCATTTCGCTGTTGACGCTGGGCATGGCAAGGAATTCCGCCAGCTCGGCGGCGAGCGCACGAATCGCCGTCAGCCATTCCAGATGATCACCAGCGCACCCGCAGTATTTGCAGGGCGACTTGCGCTGACCATACCGGGCGCGCAGCACGGCGAAATGCAACGGGGCGAGGCCGTGCTCCAGGAACTTTCGGGCAGTGCCGGTCTCGGCTGCGCCGTCAATTCCGGAGAACGGCCCGGGTTCGCCCAGGCGTGCGTCCGCAGCTCTTGCCATCGCAGGGCGCCCAGCAGTATGGCGCTCGTCGGTGAAGGCGTAGTCCAGCGCCACGGCTATGCGCGGGAAAGGCGTTGCGCGGTCCATCACTGCCCCTCCACAGTCGGGTCGGGCAGGTACACCGGCTCCGCTTCATCACTGCCCGCCACGATGCGCAGCCAGGTGTACAGCTGTTCGCGCGCATCCGCGTCGTGACGAGGATGGCCCGCCCACATCAACACCCATTGGCCGCGCTCGACTTCGCCCAGCGTCATCAGGTGCTTGGCAAGCAGGCGGTCGTACATGGGCCGGTCGGCGAGCGCCACGCCCCCGCGGCAGCGCCAGCATCGGCACGGGGCGTAGGACGCGGCCAGGCTCCGCAATTGGTTCTGAATGATGCGGCCGGCATCGGCCTGCGGGGTCGGCTTGGGCTCCTCGTAGGGAAGCTCCAGCCAGGTTTCGGGGTCTTGGTGATCGAGCATGATCAATCCTTCAAACGATTCCAGAGTTGTAGGGAGGGACGCGCAACAGCCGCGCCACAAGCTCAACCGCAGAACCGTCCAGGACGGTGCCCTCGGTAAAGCGCAACACCTTCCAGCCCGCGAGGGTGGCGGCGTTGTACTTCTCGCAATCAGCGACGAATCCGGACCCCCGGGTGTGACGCCCGTTCGTCCATACGCCGCCTTCAATCTCAACCGCCACCTTCTGGGCGGGCGACGCAAAATCAATGCGCCACATGCGCGGGGGTGCAAACCGATACTCCCGCTCCGGTGCCGGCACCTTCACCGCACGCAGGTCACGCGCGAAACGCTCCTCCAGTTGGCTGGGCGCCCCCGGGAGGAATCTGGAGGGCTTCTTCGGCGCCGTCGGCCGTGCAGGACGGGTCACCATCACAACGCCCCCATGCGCTTCAGCGCCCTGTCGTGGCAGTTCACGAGGATCCCGTGCCATTCGCCGCGCCGGTCCCAGTACGTGCGCCGGCACAGCGCGACTTCGTCAAGGTTGAATTCCTTCATCTGCACCAGTTCCGTCAGCCGATTCTCGATCTTGGCCGGCAGCGCCTTTGTGTTTTTCTGTTCCGTCATCTCTTCATTCCCTCTGTAGGCATGAACCCGAGCTGGACAGACCCCGCCTTTCCTGTGGGGCCTTCACATGAACCGTCGCCGTTCCATGACCCGTCAGCCTTTTCGATCCCAGGGTGCTAACCTCGCCGCCCTTGCTCCTGTTTCAGATCTATCCCACGGTAGGAGCCTCTTCCCCGCGTCGCCGCCGTTACGCTATGTCCGACCGACGCGGGTGCTGCCTGCTGGCGCTACGTCGCCATGGCGGCCCTCCTGGCGGCGCCAAGCTTGAGAGCGACCGCCAACAGTCCGGCACGCTGGTGCAGGTCGTTGGCGTCCTCGCCCATCACGTCGCTCATGCAGTACGCCAACCCCGCCGCCTGGACGGCACGCTCACCTGCGCCGCTTTCGTCGTTGTCGGCAAAGGCATACTTGCGCCCCGGGATCAATCCGGCGACGTGCCGCAAATTGATGTCGCTGAAGCACACCAGGACGGACGCATTCAAGCGCATCTGCTTCACGGCCGCGTCAACGGACAGCCCGGTGGCGTACCCCTCGCACAGCACCGTTTCCAGGGCGCGAGGCGGCCCCAGGCGAAGCACCGCCCCCGTTGCGCGCATGCCATAGGCCATCTTCTTGGCCCACTCACGCTTGTCCCCATCCCACCGGATACGCTGCACCCCAACGATTCGGTTGTCGGACACGTCCCGCATGGGAATCACCAGCGAGTCGTCCTCGGCGATCAGCCCTTTCAGCGCCGGGAATCCTTTGCGATGCAGATAGCCATGCAGGCCGGGCACGCAAGAACGGATCAGCGCCTCAGCCTGGAGCGCCGCTCGCTGCTGGCGCGCCTTCTGGCGCTGCTGTTCGGCGGCACGCTTCCGGCCCCAGGCCCGCTTCTCTTCTTCGGTCCAGGGCTTGAACTCGCCCCCGTACCAATGCACCTCGCCGTCGCCGTCCCAGGCCATGACCCATCCACGCTGGCCGTCCCAGAAGTAGGCGCCGTTCTTGCTGCGTTCGTGCGCCGTGGTGGCGCATCGGCGGATGCGTTCACTCGGATAAAGGTCCCCCACCAGGACGCCGCATACCCGCGCGAATTCGCTAAACGTTTGCATTCGCGCCTTCCTTGGCTTTGCCCTTCAGATAGGCGAGACGAAGCGATGTGATCTTGCCCAGCGTGTTGCGGCTGGGCGCTGTGTTCGGCATGTCGTGAAACTTCCAATCCCAAGAGGGCCAATCGCCCGTGATGTCGTGAAAGAGCGCCCGCGCGCGCTTCTCCTGCTTGTCCTCGGTGGACTTCTCGCGGGCGAAGGTGCAAAGCTGCTCGTAGAGGTGGCGCCGGTCGTCGGCCAGCTTCTTGTTGCCCAGCATCACCGGCTGCATTTCGCCCGCCTCGACCTCGACCAGGGCCTGTTTCTGCGGCTCGAAGCCGCAGGCCATGCAGCGGCGCGCGAATGGCGTATGGCCGCAGGACGGGCACCCTTCGCGCTCGGCGTCCTTGGTTTCTCGACGGATTTCCTTGTCGAGCTTCTCGCCCAGGTCCAGGGCGATCAGGCCGTTGTAGAAAATGTTCTCGAAATCCTTCAGGAACCGGATGAAGTTGCCGGAGTGGTCCAGCAGGATGCAATCCACCTTGCCCGTCTCAGGCGATCCGCGCAGGCCGCGCCCCCACATCTGGATGGCCGTGGATAACGACTTTCGCAAGGGGCGGCAGTCGATCACGCAGCCCACGTCCTTGACGTCAAAGCCCTTAGCCAGGGCTTCCACGCTGATCAGTACCCGGATGATCGAGTCGGGCTTCTTGTATTCGGCCAGGAGCATTTCGCGCTCGGCCGACGTGGTGTTCTGGCTGAATACCGCGGCGTGGACGCCCGCCTCATTGAACTGGCGACACAGTTCTTCGCAGTGGGCGATGGTCGAACCAAAGCAGATGGTCTTGCGCCCTTCGCCGTGCCGAATCCACTCCGATACCACGTCGCCGACGATCTTCATACCGCGCTCGGCTGCGGAAGACTCGGTCCACTCGCCCCCGGCGGTGTTGGCGCCTTCCATGTTGATGCGCTTGGCGCTCAACACCCGCATAGGGACCAGGATCCCCTGTTGCGTCAGGTCGTTCATGGTCGCTGCGTTCACCAGGTTGGTGAACAACTTCCCCAGGCCAGGCGAGAACGGTGTCGCGGATAGCCCGACCACCGATGCGGTGCAATTCTGGATATGCTCGGTCCACACGCCCAGCTGCGTGTGCGCCTCGTCGATGATGATGACGTCAGATGCCGGCCAGCCGCGGCTCGCCAAGGTTTGCGCGCTGGCGATCTGAAATGGCAAGCTGGGATTGACACGCCAATGGTTCGCCTGGATGACCCCGTGGTTGCTCAGACCGTAGCTGTCTGCGGCTTCGCTGGTCTGGTTGATCAGCGTCACGCGATCGCACACGAACGTCGCGCGTTTGCCGCGCTGCAGCGCCTCATTGGCGATCCGCAGGCCCAGGTAGGTCTTGCCCGCCCCCGTGGGCGCCATGATCAGCTGGTTCTTGTGGCCGGCCCGGCGGCCTTCCCGTAGCAGCTCGTGCGCTGTCTGCTGGAACGGTCGCGGCGGCGGGAAAGACGTGGCAGCTGCGCTGGCTTCGGTCTCGGGAAATAGCGTGTTGTTCATGCCGTGCCCGTCCTCTTTTCCAGCGCGTCCAGCTTGCGCTTGTAGGTCTTGGCCGTCTTCACCGCGGCGTCCTTCTCGCCGATCAGGCCATTGACGCGTGTGGTCAGAACCCGGTTTTCCTCCGTCAAGCGGGCTACTTCAGCCATGGCTGCCGCCAGCTTGTCGTCCGCCTCGAATACGCGGGCCATCATCTGGTTGTCCGCGCTGAGACGTTCGTAATCCGCGAGCATTTCGGCCTGCGCGTCGTCGCCTCCAGCGGCGTTGACCTGGCCGGACATCGACGGAGGCACGTCGGGCGCTTGCGGCGTGCCGGATGCGGGTTTCGCCGCCTTGGTGCGCGCGGCCTTCTTGATCGCCTCCGGACCTTCAGCGGCAAGCGCGGCCTGCTCTTCCTGTGGCAGAGTCGCGACCACGGCCGCGTCCTTCAATGACAGCGCCCCCGCCTTCACAGCGTCCTTGATTTCGGGCGCGGCCTTTCGGCTGACACTCTTGGCCTGCTCGATTGACCTGACGCTCACCCCGGCGGACGCCGCCATGTCCGCAGCCGACTTCGCGGCTAATTCCGCACCCGGTGCGGAGTTACGCTCGGCATCCTGATATTCCGCACCGGGTGCGGAATTAGCGCTGATAGGCTTGCCGATCGAGCGCCACTGCCACAATTCAGTTTCAATCAGCGCCCAGGCACCAGCGGACAGGTGGCGGCGCTCCTTGTTCTGCGCCTTCACGAAGTCGACCGGCTCCACGTCGGCCGGCAGCTCGCGCTCGGGGCACGGCATGCCCAGGTCCACGCAAGCGCTGTAGCGGTGCCAGCCGTCGATCACCATCCCTTCGAATAGGGTGATGGGGTTCTGCACGCCAATGCACTCGACGCTGTCTTTCAGCGCTTGAAATTCGGCCGCGCTCATCGCCGGGAATGCGGCGGATAGGGGGTGTTGCCGGTATGTCACAGTGGTCCTGCCTCCTGTGCAACGCGCTCCAGCGGCGCTATGGCGCGCTGAAAGCGCCTTTCAATCGCCGGCGTCCACAACCCGCGTTGCTGCAGCAGCGCCCGGGTCTCGATGGCATAGCGCCATTCCAGGCTCCGGCGATCCTGTTTGGGAATCCCGCCCTGGTCGTGGGCGCGGTGCAAATCCGGACAAAGGGGAAAGCACAGGCTGTCGCACGCCTTCAAACCGCCGCCCTTGTCAAAATTGGGATGGCACGCCTGCGCCGGCATACCGGTGATGAGGCAGCCCAAGGCCGCCACGTTGCGGCGGTGCGCCTCGGACCGCAGCAGACTTGTTTCTTTGCGGGCCGCAGGGCGGCCGCCCCCGAGCGCCTTGGTGACCTTGTGACCCAGGCCCTCACCGCGCGACGGCTTGGCGCGCTTCATAGGCTGCCGTGCGCGCAACGGTTGGCCACGCTTCATGGGTTTCGACCGCTTCAGCATGCGCACCCCGTACTGCTGCGGACACGCATCCAAGGGTTGTAGGCCCAGCCACCGCCGCCCCCGCGCCGGATCAGACCGGCACGCGAGGCATCGAACAAGAACGAATCCACCGCGTTCGCGGCTGCGAGTTCGCGGGGACTGCTCGCCCAAGGGCTGACGGCGACCATGTCCTTAGCGACCGCGTCGCGGAGCGCAAAGACGTCGACAACGCCACGGGTGTCGATGATTGTTTGACGAACACGCTCCACGGTCGCGGGCGGAACGCGGTAGCCGCGGAAGGTATGAAGGCATGCGGCCATCAGGCGTCTCCCGAACCGATCCAGATCGCGTCTGGTGCGGGCGGCGTGCTGGTGTCGCCCGGAACGTGCTGGAGGAAGGGCCAGGGCCGCATGCCCAGGTGCTGTTCCGCGCGCGTCCCGGTGTACGGCGAAGGCGACTTGTCGGCCTTTTCGGCGGGGTGAAGGGGCGTGATGGTGGCGTTAGGCATGGGCGCCCCCGGCGGTAGCGACCAGCTTCAGCTCAGGCCAGATTTCCCAATAGTCGTCGGGGTGCAGGTCGATTCGGGTGACCTTTCTCTGCGAGTTTTGCTCGATGGCAACCGAGAGCTTTTCCCCTGCAGGGCGATAGCCATACATGACATTGCGCAGATGGGGCCAAGTGGTTTTGCACGCCGCAGCAAAGGCCTGTTTCTCGTCCGAGCTGAGGGTGTCGAGGAATGTCTTGAGTTTGCTCATAGCCGCCAATCTACACCGTTTGGTGCATGCAAGCAACCATTCGGTGTATCACCAAATGGTTTAACTATGGTGTAATGACGGCTTCCCCTCCGCCCCCTACGAGCAATCCGCCATGAAAAACGTCGTCGACCTTCGCCGTCACAACCTCGCCCGCCTGGTGGATGAGCACGGCCTAGCCACCATCGCACGTAAGGCCGGCAAGCCCGCAAGTCAGATCAACGATATGGTCGTCGGGCGGAAGTCCTTCGGGGAGAAGGTGGCCCGCTCTCTTGAGAAAGCTCTGGATCCTGTGGCGCCGCCCATGTGGCTAGACGCAGAATCGAATTTCGCGGGTGTGATTCCAGGCCAAGGCAACGCAGCAGCCTCCGACATCGCCATTCCTCAATTCGACACGGGCGGCAAGATGGGCAATGGCCTGGAGCTGCGAGACCAGCCCGGCATCATCAAGAGCTGGAACGTGAGCCTAGATTGGCTTAACCAGAATGTGCGCGGGGCTACCTCGGCAGCAAACCTTTGCATCGTGACCGGGTTTGGCGATTCCATGCAACCCATGTTCAATCCCGGCGATCCGCTGCTGGTCGACCGGGGCGTCCGTGAAGCAGCATATGACGCGGTCTACTTTTTCAGGGTTGGCCACGAAGGATTCATCAAGCGCTTGCAACGCATCCCTGGCAAGGGGTTGGTCGCTCTATCAGAAAACTCCGCCTACCAGTCCTGGGTGATTGAGCCAGACATGGATTTTGAGATATTTGGGCGGGTGCTAATCGTGTGGCGAAGCCAATTGTTCTAAGTCACCCCCAACCAAAAAGCCGCGCCACACCCCAATAGGTGTACCCAGCGCGGCTTTTTTATTGACTTCTTATGCACCATTTGGTGTAATGCATAAACGCTGTTGAAGCGTGGCACTACCCCCGCAGTCCAGCCCGAAGTTGGGAAGCCCGGACAGAGTGCATCGGTGGATCTACGGAAAGACCGACGGGAGGGCGAACAGCTGGTAAGACACGCAATTTTGATCAGAAACCGGTTTGGCCCTGATTGAAATGGCGGTGGAGAATACGCAACGCAATCTCCACGCAAAAGAAAGGCCCCAAACCTGTTAGCGCAGGCGGGGCCGATCAATGAAGTACCGCAGTTAGCGCTGCGGCCCTCTACCTGGACGGCTTAGGAGGCCATTTATGTCCAAGCAAGAAATCCGCCCCACGGGCGCGGAGGGGATTCCTACGCCTGCAAATATACAGCAGGCCCAGCAATTGGGAAAGACCCACCCCCTTCTCACAAGCTTCCTCGCTGGAAGCATCCCCGAGAACACTCGTGCGCTGTTGGTCACGCTGAATGAAGCAGGCCAGGTCGGCGTCAGTGAGGTGCAATTCGGCGATTCCGTTTTGAACATCAGAACGGAGCTGCGCAAGCACTTGAACGAGTGCCCCTTCAGCGACGAATGGTTGCGCGATCTGCGCGACTTCATCAATCGGAAATTGGAAGCCCGCACCCATGCGGCTCGTTGCGGCGGGGTTGCTATCCCCTCCACCAGCGGAGACGCCTTTTCCGTCTTCAACACCCCGCCGACCCAATGGGCGACTGACGGTTACGCGGGAGAAATGGCATGAGAAAGGTCGTCACCCTCTCGCATGAGCAATACCGGGGCTTTGCGGAATTGTGCAAGGCCGAGGCAGGCCAAGCTCTGGAGGTTTCCAGCACCGACGCAATGAATGGCGACTGGGCGCAAGCCGGTTTCATGGCCTGGGAAGTCATCGCCGATGTCCGCGCCAGCCAGGCAGCTTTCGCCCTGGAGGTCTCCCGCATTGAACTGGCCGATTCCATCATCGTCGGCGACTTCCGTCGCGCCGGCCGGTCCCGCCCCGAAACCAACTGGGACGCCCTGACCGACGACGAAATCTATCCGTTCATCGTGTGGCACGAAATCGGCCACCGCCGCGACAACTTCAACATGCTCGACGTGATGATGGCGCGCAGCAACTTCCCGGACGAGGTGGTCAAGCGGATCCGCTGGGTCAATGAAGTTTTGGCAGACCGCTTCGCGTGGGCGCAGATCCGCCCCGGCGAACTGCTGGAAAAGACCGAAGGCGGCAAGCGCGACGCGCAGCTGATCGAAGACACGATCGCGCTCATGGCCCAGCACTGCCAGCGAGCCAAGTTCAAGCCGCGCCCTATCCCCGGGGGCCAGTATGCCCACGTCTCGCCGCGCATGCTCGAAAGTCCGCGCCTGGCCGCCTTTGTCGGCCCCGACGTCCATCCCGAGCTGCTGGCTCACTACGTGTGGAAGAGCGCCAACCGGCCGATCCGCAGTCGTCGCCCCGCGGCGATCGCGAATCACCAGACGGGCCAGGTGGTCGCATGACGAAGCCGCGCAATCCCACCGAGCAACTGGCCGCCGCCACGCGCGGGCGCGCCCTTTACATCCGCCTCTACGACAACGCCACGGCCGAGCTGGGCAAGGCGAAGGCAGAGCTGCAGGACGAGCGCATCCGACACGCGCAGGCCCTCTCCACGCTCGCCAACGTGGCCCACGCGTTGGAGACCGGCACGCCCCCGGACACCGTTCTCACCATCGTCCGAATCGCTCTGCGGCTCGCCCCCAACGGGCAGCCCCTGTGAGCGCCCATTCATCTGGAACCGGAGCAAGAAAAATGACTTCGCTGATTTCCTCTGAAGATACCAAACCGCTGAACCACGTCTACCTGTCCCGCGCGGCACTGAAAGCGGCCTTGCGCATCGCGGCCAAGCAGGACATCCGCTATTACCTCAACGGCGTCCACGTTGAGGCTGACAGCACCACCACCCGCCTGATCGCTACGGACGGGCATCGGATGTTGATCCTCCATCGCAACTCGGAGAACGGCATCCAGGAGCCGGTTTCCTTCACCATCCCGCGCGCCATCGTGCGCCAGATCATCGCTGGCAGTGGCAAGGGCCTCGCCCACGCTCAATTCGACATCCAGCGCGAAGGGCCGAGCCTCTGGTCCGCACCGTTGGTGCACATCGGCGCTTCCGCACGCCTGACGTTCGCCCAATCGGACGGGAAGTTTCCGAACTGGCGCACCGTCGTGCCCACCACCATCAGCGGCAAGGCCGCGCAGCTTAACCCGGCCTATTTGGCTGACATGAACGCCGCAGCCGACGACCTGGGTAGTCGTTTTGTCTCGGTGACGCACAACGGCTCATCCCCCGCCTTGGTTCTACCCGAGGGATACATCCCCTGGGAATTCATCGGCCTCGTCATGCCCATGCGGGAAACGAGCGCCCCCACAAAATGGACCGTGCCCGCATGGTGCGCGATGCCCAATCAGTCCCAGGAGCAATCTCAATGAGCAACGCCACCGCACAAGCCTGGTTCAGGAACCTCCGAATTTTCCGCCTTTCGGGCGCATGGCCTCTCGCCGGCGAAGCCCTGGAAGAAGCGCTGAACCGAGCCGCCTTCCAACCGGGCAACAACCTGGAAATGCAGTCGTTGGGCTGGGTCCCTCCGCGCGAAGGCGGCGGCCTGGCTCACGTCGTCGGCGGACAGATCCTCCTGACCCTGCGCGCCGGCCAGAAGCTGCTGCCGGCCAAGGTGATCAACCAGGTCGCCAAGGTCCGCGCCCAGGAAATCGAAGAGCAGCAGGGCTACAAGCCGGGGCGCAAGCAGATGAAGGAAATCAAGGAGCGCGTCACCGACGAACTCCTGCCGCGCGCCTTCAACGTGTACCGCGATACCCGCGTGTGGATCGACCCCGCCAACCGCTGGCTGGTCATAGACGCCGCTGCCTCGGCCAAGGCCGATGAGGTCGTCGGCCTCCTGTCCAAGTGCCTGGATCCGCTCCCGCTCGAAAACCTGTATGTCGTCCAGTCGCCGGCCTCGGCCATGACGGGCTGGCTTGCGGAAGACGAGGCGCCGTCCAACTTCAGCATCGACCAGGACACCGAGCTGCGTTCCTCGGGCGAAAGCGGCGCCGCCATCCGCTACGTCAAGCACTCCATCGACGCAGACGACGCCCGCCGACACATCCAGTCCGGCAAGCAATGCACCCGCCTCGCGCTGACCTGGGCCGACCGTATCTCGTTCGTGCTGACCGAGGAACTGGACATCAAGCGCGTCGCCCCCCTCGACGTCATCAAGGAAGGCCCGGGCGCCATCACCACCAACGACGACGAAAAATTCGATTCGGATATGGCGCTCATGACCGGCGAACTCGCCAAGCTGTTGGCCGAACTGGTCGACGCGCTCGGCGGCGAAAAGCAATTCTGAGGACTACAACATGGCTAAGAAATCCAAAGATGTGTACGGCGCCGAAGGGCAAAGCAACCTGCTCACCTTCGACCCCGACAAGCTGGTGCTGGTGACCGACGAGACCAGCCCGCTCTATGACCCCCGCGTGCACCTGGCCGTCGACGAAGCGATGGCGCGCAACATCGACTTCCAGGGCGTGCTGGAGCCGATCGGGATCTCCAAGAACCCGGAGACCGGCGAAACCGAAGTCGTCTTCGGCCGGCAGCGCGTCAAGGCTGCGCGTCTTGCCAACCAGTGGCGCCACCACCGCGGCGAGCCTCCGCGCCTGATTCCCGGCGTTGTCTGGCACGGCGAGCGCAGAAACGCCCTGGATGCCATCGTCGGGGAAAACGAAGCGCGCACGGCCGACACGCCGCTCGGGCGCGCCGAGAAGATGCGCCGCCACCTCACCCTGGGCAAGGGCGAAGACCAGATCGCCGTCATCTACAGCTGCTCCGTCGCCACGGTACGCGACACGCTCGCACTGCTGGATAGCCCCAGGGTAGTGCAGAACGCCGTTGAATCCGGTCAGATCACCCTCACGCACGCCAAGGCACTTGCGAAGCTGCCGGTCGCCGAGCAGCGCACCAAGGTCGCCGAACTGGTCCAGGCGGGTCAAGGCGTCAAGGCGCACGAGCGCAGCCGCAAGCAAGCCGCCGTCATGGGCGAGCGCCCCCGCGTGAAGTCCCGCAAGCAGATCCAGGCCGCACTGGAACAGGCCCAGGGCGACTATGCCGCCGCCCTGCGCTGGGTTCTGGGCACTGAAGAGGGAGCCGCTGAATGAGCCACCTCAAACTCGCGCTGCCCGCCGGATGCGTGCTGGTGCCGGGGGCATCCCCCTCGGCGATCCTCGATGTTCTTGCGGAACGCCAGCGGCAGATCCAGGCCGAAGGATGGTCCACCGCGCACGACGATGAACACGATGCTGGCGACATGGCCGCCGCCGGCGCCTCCTATGCCCTGAACGCGGCTGACGTGCTGCACCCGTTCAGCCAGGGCGACGGTGGCGGCGACATGCCGGACTGCTGGCCGTGGGCCAGCGTGTGGTGGAAGCCCTCCACGCCCCGACGCGACCTGGTCAAGGCTTGCGCCCTCATCTTGGCTGAGATTGAGCGCATCGACCGCGCCGAAGCTGACGCCCTACAGGGCGAAGGCGGTGCCGCATGAGCCGCGCAACGATGCCCATCATGGGCGCCATCCTGTTGAGCGAAATCCCCTTCGCCATGATCGCCCCCCACGAAGCACAGGCCAAGCGCAACCACGGCCAATCTCTGAATCGTCTCGCCGACCGCGGCGGGCTGGCTGTTCCTGAAGCGCTCGACATTCTCGAAGGACGCTCGCGCGATTCTTCCAAGAACAGCATCAACAACGAACGGTACTTGGTCCAACTCGTTCGTGAATGGCGCGCCGTCCAGTCGCAGGGCGGGGCGACGGACGGATGTACTGATATTCCTGAGTTGCGTAGCCCGGAAGAAACTGGCTTCGAAGATTGGATGAGCCGTCAGATGCCGAAAGGCACCATCATCTCGAACCCAGCCTGGTGGGCGCCTCGAATCCTCAGCGCGGTTAAGCGGATCATTCGCAACCAGAGCATCCTGGCGGGCACGCGGGAATGGACACCTATTTCCGAGCGCCTTCCGGATATCCCCGATCGCGCGGCCGGCGGGCGCATTCACGTCCTCGTAGGCCGCCATTATCTGGGCCAGTGGTACGCCTGGTCGGTTTGGTACGGGCCGCGCGACAAGGATCTGCGCTTCTACGATGAGTTTGTAGACGACGAAACCGAACGGACCAAAGACGAGGAACTCGCGACCCACTGGCGCTACATGCCTCCCGGTCCCGTCGTCACTGCCCAGCAAGCAGAAAGCAAGGAAGGGGGGCTGACCATGCGGACCTATCTCGCCGGCCCCATGACGGGCCACCCCGAACTCAACTTCCCCCTGTTCCACACCGAGGCCCAGCGCCTGCGCGACTGCGGCCACGAAGTGGTCAACCCCGCGGAAATCAACATCGACCCCGCCAAGGGCTGGACCGAATGCATGCGTGCCGATATCGCCGAGCTGGTTAAGTGCGACGCCATCGCCATGCTGCCCGGCTGGCAGCTGTCAAAGGGCGCGACCTTGGAACACCACATTGCAACCCAGTTGGGCTTGGTGGTCATCCATCTGGCGCCCGCTCAAATGGAACATTCAGAATGCTGACTCCCCAGCTTGTACTCGGCATCTCCGCCAAGATCGTCGTCGACATTTTCGCTGGCGGCGGTGGCTGGTCGACCGCCTACGAAATGGCCACCGGCCAGCACGTTCACATCGCCATCAACCACAATCCGGCCGCCCTGAGCATGCATCAGGTCAACCACCCCCAGGCCAAGCACCTCATCGCCGACGTGCGCGAGGTGTGCCCGCGCCAGGCGACGGGCGGCGCGGAAGTGGGCTGGCTGCACTTGTCGCCGGACTGCACCGATCACAGCCAGGCCAAGGGCGGCCAGCCGCGCAATAGGGCAATCCGCGCGCTCGCGTGGGTAACCGTGCGCTGGGCTGGGACCGTCAAGCCCGACATCATCAGCCTGGAGAACGTGGTCCAGATATTGAAGTGGGGCCGGCTGGTCGCCAAGCGCTGCCCAATCACCGGCCGCGTGGTCACGCTGGACATGGTGCCGGACGCCAGCGGTCGCATGGTGCACCGCGTGGCGGATCCAGGCGAGCGCGTACCGGTCGAGCAGCAGTACCTGGTCCCCGACCCCAAGCAACAGGGCAAGCACTGGCACCGCCTGGTGGCGATCCTGCGCGGCATGGGCTACATCGTCGAATGGCGTGAGCTGAATGCTGCCGACTATGGCGCTGGCACGACGCGCACCCGCCTTTTCATGATGGCGCGTCGGGATGGACAACCGATCGTCTGGCCTGCTGCGACCCACTTCAAGAATCCCAGCAAGGCCCAGCGCCAGCGGCGCGCAGCTGCGGACGGTATCGACTGGACCATCGAGGGCAAGAGCATCTTCAACCGCCCCCGCCCTCTCGCCGACGCCACCATGCGGCGCATCGCCCGCGGCATGAAGCGATACGTGCTGGACAGCGCGGATCCGTTCATCGTGCCGATCGCCAACTGGAGCCGGGACGGCTCCCATGCAGCAAGCCAGCCAATCAGCACCATCACGGCAAAGCCCCGGGGCGGCTCGCATGCTGTCGTCGCGCCGGCGCTTGTTCCTGCCACGCACCACGGCGGCGACCGCATGCACGACATTCAGGGATCCGCGCCGACCATCACCGCCGCCCATCGAGGCGAACTGATGCTGTCGACTCCCGTGCTGATTCAAGCAGGGTATGGCGAGCGCAAGGGGCAGGCCCCGCGATGCCTCGACCTCCAACAGCCGATCGGTGTAGCTACGGCTGGCGGCGTCAAGCACGCAGTAGCCGCTGGCTATCTCGTTCAAGCCGGTCACGGCGAGGGCAAGCCGGGCGCCCGTCGCTGGAGTTACGGCTGCAACGACGCTGCCGATCCGGTGGGAACCCTCACCGCGAGCAACGGCGGGTTTTCTGTCGCTACGGGCTTCATGGTCCAGGCCAACGGCGGATTCAACGCGACGCCGGCCCACGAGCTGCGGCGGCCCGCGTCCACGATCACCAACAGCGGCAGCCAGCAGCAGCTCATCACGGCCCATCTGATGACGCTGAGAAGGCACAGCACGGGCACCGCAGCTGACGAGCCAATGGCGACTATGGCAGCAGCCGGCCAACATCACGGCGTGGTCGCCGCGCATCTGACCGCGATGAGCCAGAATGTCACCGGCTCGGATCTGCAAGAGCCGGCGCAAACCATTTTGGCAGGAGCCGCCCGGTTTGGGCTGGTCGAATACGACCTGTCGCCCGAGCATGAGGCGGGCGCCCTGCAGGTGGCCGCGTTCCTAATGCGCTACTACGGCGAAGGCGGCCAGCTGGGGGACCTGCGCGAGCCCGCCAGCACCGTCACCACCAAGGACCGCCTGGCGCTGGTGACCGTGTACATCAAGGGCGCCCCCTATGTCGTCGTGGACATCCGTCTGCGCATGCTCACGCCCGCCGAGCTTTACAACCTGCAGGGCTTCCCGCCGAGCTACATCATCGACCGAGGCCACGATGGCCGCCGGTTCACCAAGACCGAGCAGGTGCATATGGTCGGGAACAGCGTCAGCCCGCCCCCAGCCATCGCCCTGATCACCGCCAACGCCCCCCGCGAACTCTTCTTGAGGATGGCAGCATGAGTCAGCTTGCATTGTTCCATCCCTCAGCTGCAACACCTGACCTACCCGCAGATCCCTACGCGTTCGACCATAACCTCGTCGGCGGCGCCCTCCGTCCATTTGTGCGCTTCTGCAAGGAACGCCTGCTCGCCCCTGAGGGCGAAATCAGCCTGTCGCTGATCCTGGAGAACGCCTGGAAGAACGGCCGCGATCATCCCTATCTCAAGGCCTGGGACACCTATTGCACACGTCACGCGCTGTCCGGAGACCAACAAAAATGACCCCTCAGATCCAGAACAATGCCGCTCAGGCGGCCGTGCAAGACCTCGAATACGTAGTGCAGCAACTGCGCCAGGCCGGCCGTGTGGTCGACGAAGAAGGCGAACTGACCGACCGGCTCGACGCCCTGCTGTCCAAGCTGCGCGCCCCTGTAGCCGATGAGCCGTGCAAACGATGCGGCGGCCCCGGCTGGTACACCAGTCACTCCACCGGCTACCCGGAGTCGATTCCGTGCAGCGCCTGCAACCCCCAAGGCGTTTCGGTGGAACGGCTGGCGAAGGATCCGTTCCTGGCTGCGCAGCTTTGGCGCAAGCCCGTAGCCGACGGCTCCGCCCTGGCAAGCGCCCCGATAGACCCTGAAACGGCGCAGGTAGATTTCCTGGTTCGCCTGTTCGAGGAACTGGACACATGGCGCGCCGAAGATTGGAACGAACTGATCGAGCGACGCCCGGCCATCCTCGCGCTGCTGCGTCCCCTGGTCCTGGCAAGCGCCCCTGTGGCCGGGGAGGCGCAGGCCGACCAATTCATTCAGGCCGCCATCGACCGGGCGCCGGAACCTCTTCGCCGGCTGGGCGAGTACCTTTCCCGCGTGCTTGACGAGGACCAGTGGGCCACGGCGGAACGGATGCTGCTCGGCGCCTGCAATGCCGCGCCCCAGGCCAGCGCGAACGATTTCGCCAAGTTGCAAAGCGCGTACACGGCCGCTTGCGACCAGATCGGCGAACTGTTGGCCGAGAAGCAAGCTAGCGCCAATGCAGCCGGGGAAGCTCTGGTGTGGCGCGTTTCGTGGCTAGGCGGTCGGCGTCCAACGGACTGGCGCGATTTTGCTACCAACCCACCGCCGAGCGCTGAATATTTGGCGCGCGCCGGCTACACCATTCAGGTTGCCTATGCCGCGCCCCAGGCCGCGCGCGCCAAAGCTTCACCGGAGGACCTGCCATGACCAAGATGGTGTATAGCATCGGGGATCTGAAGGAACTGATCGGCCTGTCGAAGTGGACGGTTTACGACCTGATCAAGAAAGGCGAGTTTCCCCGGCCGGTTCAACTCAGCACGAACCGGGTGGGGTGGCGCGATGCTGACCTCCGCCGGTGGCTGGACGAACGCCCCCAAACCACGGAGACCTTGCCGAGCTGACACCGCCTCGACGCACCAACGAAAAAAGCCCCCCGAGTGCTAGGCACCGGGGGGCTTTTTGCAGGTGGTCCACATTTCGGTCCACCTGCGGGTCTATTTTCTGACGCTGGAACATCAGGACCCGCATGGATATTGGTCGGGGCGGCGGGATTCGAACTCGCGACCCTCTGCTCCCAAA